CAACTAAGTTTAGGAAATCGCCCCGTGATGATGTTCTGGTTCATAAGTGATCTGCAAAGGTGTCTTAATGTGGCCAGTGTGTCCAGCGGTGGCGGTTCCTGGTCAAAGTTACCAATGACGCAAATCCCAATGCTTGATGCGTTGAAGTCAAGTTCCTTACAATGAGCCCCACGTTCATCAATCATCCGGCCACAAACTACCTCGACGTGTCCATTAATTCGATCCAGAAGGAATTGATATCCCACGTCCACCCACCCGTTGACGTTTACGTGGTAGTTCCGAATAGCCCCGACGTTCGAAAGTGTAGGGTGGTCCGCGCTAACACTATGATGGAGGATTATGTATTTCTTCTGCGCTGATCGGCTCTTTAAGGGTTCCATCTGTCGGCCTCCGGATCGTCGAATAAATGGCCCATGCGTCACGTTCGCACTGAGGGCAAGTCTTAGTTATCATCGAAAATTCAGGGCTACCACATTGCCCACAAATTTGAATGGGAGACCCCTCTATCATTGTGGGATTGTCGCGTCGTGTCTGAACTCTTTATTTATTACTTTCCCGTCAAAATAGATCGAATACCACGGGAACCATTTTGAATGTTTCCTGACTTTAGGAATAAGCTGTTCGACATCCGCGAATTTCCAATCAATCCGTTTCAGCCATATAACATGGGGGAGAGGGAGGAATTTAATAAATCCATTCCCGTCCGCCTTCCGGATTGCAAGATATCCACCATATTTCCACCAGCGTGCAAACGTATATGACCAACAATTCCCCTTGCTCGCTCCTGGAATTACACGGTCCGCAATTAAGGACAATCCTATACATACTGAATAAAATGCGTTTGCCACTCCCCAGATAACGAATCCGATTAAAGCCAAAATCACATGAATAGATTTGAGGATGAACTTTGTCATATTAATTGTGAGGCATTTTACCTACGCTGGAATTTGACATAAGCCAAGTAACGAATTGAAACACCACCGCCGACGCCCCGCCGACTGCAATAATCACAGCCGTTATTTTCAACGGGAACGCCCACAATCTCTCAATCTCGCGCTTGTTATTCTCTATCCTTATAGATGCCTTCTCTTGGTTTATCAAAACAAGCTCTAGTTTGTCTGTGATCGTTTCCAGTTTCCGGTGTATATCCGCGTTCCGCCGTCCGGTATCCTCCATGGCGTTTTCCATCGTGTTCATACGTGCTTCAATCAATTCATTTTTGTTCATGTTTATATTAATGGCCTTCCATAGTTTAGATGGCCACTGCTCGTCGTCCGGTTCCCCGGTGTTCTGGTTCGCCATTTAGACTATTAGACGACCACAACGGGTTCCCACCCCGCGAAGTGATGCTTAAACAACGGGATGCTTAATAAAAATGATTTGTTTCTCATAAATACCCCTTTGGGTTAATCATTGCACCCCATCCCATAATATAATGTGTAGTTTCACCAACTGAATAAGGGGAGGTTCCCCCTGTTAACGTCGTTTTAACGTAATACATTTTGAAATCTTGAGATGAACGATCAACGTAAGAATGCGTGAAAGATTTCCTAATACCAACATCTGGCGGATTCGCATACAATAATTCCGCAAAATATGCGACCTCATCACCCGCAACAATCAATGTTCTCCCATTACCATAGACTGTCGTCGTTGTTTCGTTGTAGTTTTTGGTAATTGTTACTTTATTCCCTCCTGCGTATGCTCTATTGAAATAATCCGGTAAAAAACCCGTAATTGGTTTTGTTATGTCTGGCGTTGTAATCATTACGGGATATTCATATGCAATACCACCAGCGATATTCCAAAGGATTCTCAAATCGACCATAATTGGGAATTTTCTATTTGCCATAAAAGTATAATTCCGTGTTTTGGTTGCCACTGAAGCACTTAAATTACTTTTGTGATATACATCGGTAACATGTGAAATACTGATATTAGTCCCGCTTGCATAACTTCCCCTTGCTATAGCTGTTTGATCTGTTGTGTCAACCGTTATACTCCAAGATGTTTCGGTTTCTTTTGAGTTTATGTTATCAGCATGATTCTCGCCGATAAACTGATAATCAGTGGACCCTACTGGTGCCCATGAACAAACCCAACACTGGGCAGACCATCCGCTTTGATTCCCAACAACTGAATACAATGGGAGCATATGAACACTAGCAGACGGAGGGACAGCCCCACCAGTGACACCGACTATCCCTTCCATATAACACCGATAATCAGATGAAGATGATCTTTTAGTTCCAGTAACTTCGATTGTTACCGTGTGTGTTCCGCTAGATGCGTTTTTTGTGATTGGTAGTTTAGTCGTCCATCCCAAACCACTATAACAATCGAAATATCGCTTCCCGATATCGGTAAGGCGACATTTTCCGTCGACATAGTCTTGGTTTGTAAATGCTGGGAGTAATTCAGCCGCCGTGTAATCGCCATCGATGCCGACAATCGCATACCCTCCATTTGTAGATTGAAATATTTGAATTCCTATAACTGAACCAGTTACGGTACAATACATCGTGGCTCCGGCTTCAACTGAATATCTATATGTTGCATACATCGAATTAACATTGCCGGACGAAGTCCATGTCCCTGTTTTAGTCATTCCCCCGCTATCATGCCAAACGAAAAGCCCAGGCATCCCAACATATGAACGAATAAAAGATTTAACTGCAGAAGCCGACTTTTGTTTTGTTCCAAAAACTGAAACGAAATAATTGCCAGCATCACCAATAGGAACCGAAATCTCCAACTCGTCATAGTTCATGGCTGTTGAACCAGTAACAGGATTTCTATAGAGATAACATGTGGAACGAGCTGATGCCTTATATGGTATCCCGTGCCCAGTCGATATACCTAACTGATTATTGCTAGAAACAACTGCATTTAAATCTGTAGAACTTTGTCGCTGTCTCATTGGAATTCTCCTTAGCTCACTCGGTGGTATCGAAGCGTTCCCGATCCGGACGCAATGGCCCCGATTCTGTCACCGTCTCCAACCAGAACGGGGACGGTATTATTCGCACGGATGAGGTATCCCGTCGATGTCGTCACGTCGTTCGCCGTGGGAGCGACCTTGACGTAAACGTCGATATCGGCCCACACGTCATACATTCCGCCACCGTCGGTAATTGCCGATGTTTGCGCCGCCGTCCCGCTAACTGAAAGCTGGGCCTGGCTATTTCCTTTCAATCTCACGCCGAAAGAATCATGCCTTCGGATATCGTATGTGGTCATTTGGTCCGCCTTTTTGTGTGTTGATTTAACGAATCTTTCATCTCGTCTTTCCAGTTACTAAAGATTTCCATAACCCTTGGACAACATTGTCCGGCTCTTCGTCCCCCTGCATCAATGCGTGGAGGTATTCGGCTGTCTTCCACGCCTGGCCCGTGGGGAGGGCAAATACATACCCTGCCGATTTCACGATCTTTTTTAGGTCTGCTTTACTCAGTTCTTCTTTATCTCCGAACACCCGTGAACCTACTGCTTTGGCCGCTCCTGTTAAAGTATTCCCCACGTCAAAAGCGGGAGATCCTGAATAACCGAAACGGTCTAATCCGCTGGCTATATCCCGGAGAACGATCATCGTTTCCATTGGGATAAATGCCATGTCTTTCGCAATCCGGTTTAACCATTCCTCATCGTCGTCTTTGGACCGTCCACGGATAAAATCAGAAACGACAGCCTGGAAGAACACCATGTAAATGAATGCCCTTATCACGTCTGCCTTGCCACCTGGCTGGCCAACCATCATTCCCGTTTTCATCATCTGGTTAAACTGGATGGACATTTGGGAATAAAACATCGTGAAGAGTTTCATTAACTGATTCCCGCGCTGAATCCGCGCTAAATCCATCACACGGTTAGCGGATTGAGTCATGCGAACAACCTGATCTGCATACAGAACGGCATCCTTCTCGTTGGCCTTTTCGATCCCTTTAACTTTTCCATCCATGGCTTTCTGATATGCACCCAACCACGACGGGATGGACATAGCTAAATCCATCATCCCGATGAAACCAAAGAAAGCGTTTGCCATGTCCGCCGTGTAAATATCAGGGACGCTAAGTAAACCGCGTTTCGTCCCGGTCGCGTTCATCTTGGCCATCGTGTCCCTAACGTCCCGGTCATACGTTGATAGTCGGTATCGCATCTCAACCGACTTTTCTGAAATCTGATCCCAAAGATTCTTTAAGTTCGCTCCGTTCTGGCCCATCTGTCTTAGACCAATCAAAGCGTATTTCTCACCAAGTTCCTTGACCGTATTCCCATATCCGGCGGTTTGCATCAAACCGGACGATACCTTAAGACCGAGGGCCACGACGGTTACGCCTTTCTTCGCGTGGGCCGCCAACGCTTCCATCCAAGAAATACTTTCCGTGCGCACGGTCGTAGCGATTGAGTTTAACCACGGCTGGAATTCCTTGTAAAAAGTTTTTCCGATGGTCTTTTCTACAAGCCCACGGAAACGGTCATCGTTTATAATCCGGTTAATATCGAGAATCGCTTCTCTGTGCGTGAAGTCATGCACCACGTCTTGGATATGTTCGTTAATGACTCCCAAGTCTGTTCGGATAGGCTGGCCGCCCGTGTTTGTTCTTTCTTTCAAATGGCCCTTTTGCGTCATCGCCTTAGCCCAATGCCCACCAGCAAGGCCCAAAGCCATCTGCTCTTCGGCGCGTTTCAGGGATACCCAACTACGCTTGTGGTCAAATTTGATCGGGTAGTAACCGCCGTTAATAGTCCCGTTCTTCACTCTGTAAGGCTCTCCAACCACTTTCTCGGGGGCGACACCTTTAAGCCTTTTTTCCAACCCCGAAGCCTCGCCCCAATAGGAATTAATCAGTTCAAGTGTGTTGTTAATAACACCGATGTCCCGAGCATCGAGAGTTTCGAGGATAGCGTCTATATGGTCTTGGGTCCATTCCGGGTGGCCAAGACCGCGCATCCCTTCGAGGATCGCTTCTTTGTTGTATTGGTTACCTTGGTTCATCCCAATCGAAAGAATCGTCGGTTTGTAAAGGTATTGGTTGATTTTCGGGATGAAGATTTTTTTGTAATACCAGGTCGCCCTTTCGTTCTTGGTATAAACACCGAAGATCTCTTTCATCTTCTTGCTGGCGTCGTGGATGATATCCGCTTCTTTATCCCCGGCCTTAAGCAATGGTTCAATGATGTTCCTGAACACTGGACCAAGTTTGGACTTCCCGTCCAGTATTTCAGCGACAAACTCCATCTTTGCGTGGGATGTAATGAATTCGGCAGGTTTGTCTAAGAACCGTTCTTTCAACGTCGATTCAATAGGAACAGGCTCATTGTTGACTGAGTGGTTCGCCAAAATGGAAGCCGTAATGTCGTCAATGGCCGCGTCCAGCGTCCGAGCCCGTTCGTTGGCCAAAAGCTTGTTTTTGAACCGGGCCATATGCTCTATCGTTTTCACGGTATCGAACATAGCCGAAAGGGTCTCATATGGCGTTTCTTTGTAGTGTCGTCGGTTCGCTTCGTTCAGGAGTTCCGGCGGGATGTCGTCAAGACTGATCTGGTCACTGTTTTCAGTCACCCACTGAACTAAAGACTTTCTCTTATCAAGGGCGCGTAACGTCACACTCTTCTTAAAATCAAACCGCTCCAAAAGGCCTTCGATCTGCTCGAGGTAACTCCCCCCGGCTTTCCCAATAGCCTCCCGCGTCTTCGGTTCTTCAAACTTCTTGAAATAGTCCACCATCGAATCAACGTTGTCTTTCGCCTCAGTCGCGGCCCGGAACAGCTCATGATTAAGTCGTTCCTTAAGCTTGGCGTCAAATGCCCCGTTGATATCGCCCTTAAGCATGAGTTCAATAGCTTCCCGGGACGCTTTAGATTCCGATCGGCTATACATGGACGGGTAAATCTCGCGTGGGGTCAGTTGTCCTATTACCGCCTTGGCCTGTTCGCGGACGTGGTTAACGCTCGGAACAGGACGCGCAACCCGGCGCACAACCTTCTTAAAAGTCGAAAACTCTTCAGATACAAGATATTCCATCTCTTTCTTAAGAAGCTCGGCCCGCTTGTCGTTATGCACAGCGGCCATGGCCTCTTTGGCTATCGTTCCATCTGATTTCATGTCGCCGAATTCAGCCTTCATCTTCTGTTCAACCAAGGCGTCAATAACCTTGTCTTTAGGCTCGAGAGTTTCCAAGGTTCGCAAAAGTGTCTCCCCGTCCTTGAATCCGAAGATAACGGCGGCCTCTTCTGGATGGGCTCCGTTCTGGCGCGAATAAACGTATGGCTTTGGGAGCAAGTCCAGGTGTTCTTCACCATAGGTGTCAACGATCGCCTTGCGCGAAAGCTTTATCGGAACCATGTCGTTCGGTAGGGGGTCGCCATTTGGCAATTTACCGCGCTGAAGGACAGAAAGGGCGATGTATTCAATCCGCTGATTCACTTCAGCCGAAACCTCGTCTTTCACTTGGGCCAAACGGTCCAGGTATGGGCGCATTTCCTTCCGTTTCATCTCCGCCATCACCTTTGTAGCCAAAGCCTCTTCCCCAGCAACCTGAGCATCACGGAGGGCCGCCGCGTATTTCTTGGCTTCGCTATCCGTCATGCCTACACTCTTAGCATCGGAGAACAGAGGGCTAGATCCAAGCGATTCCTTCGCTATCCCGATCTCTTCTTGGGCCGCGAACATCCGATCAAACACTTCCCTGATTTCTTTGTTGATATCCGTATTGAGCCCAACAACAGACCAATAAACCATCAATAGCCACTCTCTGAACCGTGCAAAAGCCCCCTGCAACGCAACCGAAGGAGCCTTCCCTTCCCTGAAATAGGCCTCCATTCCACGGGCAATCTGCTCATGCTGTTCCGTCGTCATGGTGGCAAACGAATCCGCTTTAACCCATTTCAGGAGGTTTTCAGCGTCTTGGATATACTGGATCTGTTCAAAGTTAAGAGCGGTCTGGTCTTTAGATCGGATGATGTCCAGGTCTTGGCCCATCTCTCTGGCAAATATGTGGGCCATTTCATGTAAAAGAGAGGACATATCGGATTTCTTAAACAGGTCGATGTTAATTGATTGATTACCGAATCGGACCTGGGCGCGGGGATCTCCCACTTGGTTGACCTGGAATTGTCGTTTATCGTTCTTGACAATATCGGATTTCGTGAGTATCCTATTGGTAGACGGTGTGTCTCCCTCTATGGGTGAGTAGAGCCCGGCAGACTGGAGCCACGCCGTTGCTTTTTGTTCATCCCAGTAACGCAATAACCCCTTTTTAATCCAAGAGTCAATCTGTGAATTCCCACGCCCATGGACACTCGCTATACGGTTTACCTCATAGCGTCCAGCGTTTGTATTTAAATGGATCGCCGCGACAATGTTCTTGCCTTCAGAAACTAGCTCAGTGAGGACCACCAATCCCCCGGGCTCAGTTACGGAATCAAATACCATTAGAGGGTCTCGAAGTGCTTTTGGCAATTCCTTCAACCGTTCGATCCCAATGCCGTGTTTTTGTCTCACCTTAATAATGGTGTTCGGGTTGATTACTAACGGGATGTCCTTTGCCCCCAAAGAAATAAAGACATCCGGAGTGTTTCCAACAGGGATTGGGAAAGTGAACTCCCTTTTACCCAAAGAAAACTCGTCTAACGTTTTGGCAAATGACTCGTCAAAACTCTGATCGCTAAGATGTGCGGACTGGTAAAGGATGCTCGGGTTCGTCGGGTCGAAGGTTCCAGCGTTCCCTGTCGCGGATTTTATTTGGGTTGGATGGAATACGACTATCTCTTTATCGCTACCTGTGTCAGCAATTACCCCATCGTATCCGCGAGATATCAATTCTTCACGTAACGCTTGGGCCAATGATGGCTCTACAGCAAAATCTGGTTCTGCATCTTTATCAAATGCAAACCCGGCCCTCTTCAGGGTTGCCGCTCTTATCTCTTCTGGGAACCCGAATCCATTCATCACCTCGCCTCTGGTGCCTAGGGTTTTCTTGCCCCATGCAAAAGGGTTTTGTAATGAGACAAAGACGGGCATTATATTTTGCCCGCCGCTTAACGCTGAAGTCCCTGTGTCGGCATAGTACCCAGCGGTGCTAGGATTTGTTGTGAGATAAACTCCCGCCCCAAGAAATCCAGAATCTAACCTTGATCCAAACAGGGATAAATCGAACGCCTCAATATCCGCATCCGTCCCATGATAAACCACCAACGGGTTCCCGCCCTCGGACATGGGTTTCCCGGTGTCGGTAACAACTGAATCACCGAACCACTTCTTAAAGGCTGGGGTTTCTGTTTGGTCTGTTACTTGGGACTGCTGAAGTGTGTCTGTAACTCCACCCACTTTTTCAGCTTCAATTCCAGCAAGGGGCCTACTCTTCCCGTATTTCCCAACAACCATTTTGTTGAAATTTTCAAGGGAGTTTTCGGTCCAGTTCTTGAACATAACCGTCATCCACTCGTTGGCGATGTCTGGATACTTTGAAAGAACGGCCTGTTTAGCCGATTCGTCTTTGCTATGAACAGCTTTCCGCAATGCACCAACCGCGTCATGGAGTTCTTGAAACACGCCTTTCTCAAACTCAGGCGTTATTTCGGCCCCGCGTTCCTTCGCGTATTTGGAAACAATAGAATCGTTGTCGAACTTCATCTTGACAAAATCCGGGTGTTGGCTTATACTTTCAAGTGATGAAGCCAACGGAGCTACAGGAGAAATACCTTGAGCTGGCCCAATCGCGGGAGTTGTTCCCTGATTCCCCGGAAGGGTTTGTGTCGTGGCTTGATCGCCTCGAAGAACTGAAGTCCCAGATGTCGCCTGAAGAGTCGGCTCTGTTCCCTGAACCTCTTCCTTCCCATCAAACCGCCTAATCTGAATATTCTCTTTCTGGTAAAGTGAAAACGGGTCTTCCCCGAGGATGCGGCTCCGCGTCCGCGCACGTTCAGCCATAAGCATCGCGTGGGCATCGGCTTCCGCTGGCGTGTATCCAACAGACAGAACCTTTGACTTGAAATCGTCGTAGACCTTCCCAAGAGAATCCGCTTCCGGAGCCCGCTCCTCGGCGGTCTTCTTCATCTGCTCTTGAAACTTTATGGACTCGTTAACGGTCATCTTGGTAGGGCTGAATTTGATATCGTTCGCCAACCGTTTATAAGCTTTGGTCCCCACAACCTTACCGACCCACTCAGATAGAGGGATCTTCACAAGTCCGCTCCCCTCTCGGGCCTCTTTATACGTCTCCAATGCACCAATAGATTGGGCGAATTCAACGGGGTCTATCTTCTCACTCTGCGCATAAGTCTCGAAGGCTTCCGTAGGAATGAATATATTTTCAACAGGTCCGTCTTTCGTGATCCTGGAAACAACCTCATAAACCTTTTCGGGCAAGCGGTGTCTTAACTTTGTTGATTCGACAGAATCCCCAAGAGATAGGTAGAAATTCTTCGCTCTGTTAGATTCCTGAATCATACCAGCCCGAGCTACCCCGGCCCCAATAGCCGAAGGACCAGTCATCCCAAGGCCCATGACACCGCCCTGCAATGCCGCGTCCGCCATGCGGACACCCATTTCCTTGAAGCTAAACGGCTCTTTTCTAAATCCTGTCACGATGTCCGTGATATATTGGGCACCCTCCGTCATCGCCTCTTCGTTCGCTTCCCCGGCAAACGAATGGGCCATTGTCTTTACCATGTCACCTACAACTTTTCGGGCCACATCTTTTCCATAGGATTTCGCTATTGCGTTTGACCAATGGCTTAAAATTCCGAACGTCCCGACATACTCGAATCCGGCTTCAGCCGTTCCGTATGCCACCCCACGCAATTGCGCTGTCAAAGGGTCTAGTCCAGCGTCTTGGGCCTCTTTTGTAGCCGTCCCCGCTGTCCCTGCCCCAATCCCGATAATAGACCCAATCCCAAGTGTTGGATTGGCTATCGTGGCCGCAATTATTAAGGCTTGTGTAGGGGCATTGGCCGCGAACTGATAGGCCAACACTTTCCCGGCTCTGCTAAATTCACCGCGCGACAGGTCAGAGACTACGCTCTCGCTAAGCTCTGGTATATTAACGCTTTTCATCTTGTCTTCGAGGTAGCGAGTGAGAGGGTTGTCCAGCAATACTTTAGGAGGCTCAATGATCTTCCCTTCAGGGTTGAGAAGATCTTCAGCGGCCCCCGCAATGCTCAAAGCCGCCCCTACCCCTGGGCTAACAATGTCAGCAACGGACTTAATAACAGGGGCTAATTTCTCATTATTAAGAGCGACATTTTCCCCCAACGCCCCGGCTGTGGCAAGCCCACCCGAGATCCGTGCCACTGTCAAACCCATCTGAGACAAACCGTATTGTGCCAATGGGGATTCTTCAACGTCGCGCTTGAACTTTCGGAATTCACCGATGACAGGGATAGCGTCAATAAACGCGTTCTTTAAGAATCCCGCCATTTCGTCAGATTCCCGGTGATCCCTCACTGAAGACTCAAGTTTTGAAAGATTGTCCAAGTCATCCATTGCAACGGAAGAATTGTATGGGGATTCGGTAGCCCATTTAGCGACAACGGGGGAGGATTGTTTAACAAGATCGAAGTTAGAATCTTCTTTCCGTTTCTGCGCTTCCATCTCTTTCCGGTTCCTGGAAACGAAATCAGGGCCAACCCCCGCCCATTCGGACAATTTCAAAACAGAAGCCGACTCCTCGGGTTGTATGGACGCGCCGGAATAAAGAGACATGGCAGACTGTTCTTCCCTCTCTACAGACAATTCACGGGCCAAAGAATCGTATTCATTCTCTGGTGGTCTAGCCAAAGGAAGAGGTTCCGCGTTTAGAATGTCTTCGTAGCTATTGTCTTGTGACATTTCGACTCAACTTTTTGTTGTAGAGATTGACAATGTTTTCGTCTGAAGGTTCAATATTGTTGTTCAAGAGAGCGGCTTTAATTTGCGCCATGTCCGCGTCGGGAATGTCATCTTTTGTGGCTACAATCTTTTCTCCCGGAAGAACCTCGAAAGCCATCTTTTGCTTTCTGAAGAACCCACCAAACCCTGTCCCCTCAAGACTCCCTTTCATCACAAGACCTTCCGCAATCCTCTGCACGTCTTCGTTTGTGGCTTTTTTGCCAGTAGTCGCCTGAAAATTCATAACACCTTCGTCAACAGCCTTGTGGAATAGCGCGACTTTTTCGGCCTGTTTCCGGTTAGAATTCGGGTTAGGGTTCGGGTTAAGACCAACACTTCTCAAAACGTCGCCAACAATCTGCGCGTCAGTCCGGTAACCATCAAGGACTTTATTGTCACCCACGTTCCCACGGCCCGACCGGATAGCAGACTGCAAAGAAACAAGATTCTTAAATTCGGATGTCCCCAACTTATCAACGTATTTCGTCAAATCTTCCTCGGCGAAAGCCTTTTGAACTTCGCCGGGGGTTGTCGCCTCACCAACCTTCTGATACCAGAGAACCAAATCGGTATCCACACCATCGCCTTTCTGTATCGTCTTGGCATAGGCCCTTAACGCCCGTCGGCTTTCCAACGGGAGGGCGTCCACCACGTTTTTAGGCAGACTGTCAAAGTCCTTCGTGTTCTCAATAATGTCCAACGCGCTCCGCGACAAGTTCTCTAACTTTTCTTTCTTGATACGCGCACTCGCGCTTTTGATTTTGTCTTCAAACCCGTTGACTTTATCAGGGTCGATTCGATCTTTAACAGAAGCGAAATAACCTTCCGCCAGAACGTCTTCGCCTTTCGCGATATAATCGTCCACAATCCGTCGATGTAGGTCGGTTTCATGTTTTTGTATCTCCTGCTGTATGACGTTAGATTCAGGTGAGAACTTCCCGTTATACCGATTAAAGATCTCCGACTTTATCCTCTCCATCTCCATCGGGATTAGAGACTTGTCATACACCGCCCTATCCTTAGACGACTCAAGACCGTTTGTGAAAGTAGCCTCTTCAACCACGTCACGCTGTCTTGCCACATGCTTCTTGGCCCACGTATCCACATGATTCCACCGCTCTGCTACCAGACCATCAAACATATCCTGCTGGCGTTTGTTCCCGAGAGTCTTTTTGTAATCTTCGGTAAATTTGGAAAGGCTATTTGATAGGCTATCCTCGATCCCAAACGCCTGTTCCCCAACCGTTCCAGAGGCCCCAGTCCTGGGGTCATAGATGTTATCCCGCTCCCACTTGTCGAGGGCTATGCGTGATTGATCAAATTTGACCTTGTCCGCCCGCGCCTTCTCCCTTTCCATGTAATCGTCAACGCTCCCAATCAGATTCGTTGTGGAATTGACAACTCTACTTAGCGATTCCCCACCACCGAAAGCCGCTAAATCTGGGTTTTGGTTCGTCCGAATTGACGGGAGCGGCTTTTCTTCTATGACCTGCTGGTATCGTGGAACTTGCGGCATTTTACTTCCTCGATCCCATGTAAGACATCCCGGTCTGCGCCGCACCGAGTCCGGCATTTAAGATTGTCATTTTGGCGTTTTGCCTGGCTAAAGCCATCGCGTATTTTCCTTCCAGCCTGTAGTTTGTGGCCTGGACACGATATCCAAAGGATTCCCGCCAAGCGTTATTCTTAGCATCTAAAACGTCCAGATTGGTCAAATACGTCGTCTCGTCCTGTAAGTCCATGGCGGATCCAAATCCGACGTCAACCCCCTGCCCCGCCAGTGCCGCACGTTGCGATCCCCGAACTTGGCTACCGCGTTTACGAACATCACTAGCCGTTTTGTCTCCACGACGGATAGCGTCTTCAGCTTGTAGATCGGCCATCCGCGCATTGAAATTTGCCTGTTGTTCAGCGTATTTCCCCTGCTGTTTAATGGCTCCGGCCTGCAATATTCCACCAGCCATCTGCACACCCGCCATTGCTAGAAATGGAGCCGCTTGTGCCATAACTATCTCCTAAAAGGAATTAATCCGGAAGGCATAACAGCCAACACGGAAAGTGGTGTGGGGTCAACGTGACGTATCATCACGCGCCCGTTCGAGTTCCATTCTGGGCGGATATTGATTTCCAGCGGACCCGTTTCCAAATCCGTTGGTGAGTCGTCGTCCTCAGTGTCACGCAAGTTCATCTCCGTCAACCCTTCCAAAAGGGCTTCTCCGTCTTTCGGTGGGACGCCGACCCATGCCCCATGTGAGGCCTCGACGTATGCCGTTACGCTGGATATCAGCTTGCTTTTATCCACCAGCGTTTCGCTTTGTGTCGTTTCAATGTCCAACGTTTCCAGATCGGCGGTTATTGGGAGCCCAACGTGGATGACCGCATAGGGGCGAGGTAATGTAATGGATCCGCCCGTAACCGTTAAAACCGGATATCCTGGATTGTTAGGTGACGCCACAACAAACCCGTCCGCAAATACAGACACTTGTTTCCCTTCGAGGTGTCCCAACCCGCTCACAACGTCAACCGCCGTCGCCCATGTAGACATCGACGTTGATCTCATTGCCGTCGGAACAATCTTATTTACGTTCCCCGTGACGACGGTTGTGGAAGTGTACCCCGCAATCAAGAAACGGATGATTGTCCCATCCGCCCCAGTCATGTGGATCGCGTTTCCAACATCACCACCTGAAAAATATGAAGCCGACGCCGTGAGCGTCAGTGTTTCTTCTGGCCCCCATGTGGTCCCGCCGCTAATAGTCATTGTGGTTGACCCCGTATAACGACCATCGTAGGACAGATAGGAGTCTAGGTATGTCATGTCCACCAATTCCCCTGGTTTTTGTGTAAGAATCCTCTCGACGTAACGCTTCGTTGAACCGTTTATTGTCCGATTCACTACCATATAGAGAGCGTCTTCCGTGCCTTCAGGAACACTTACAACCTGCTCAATAACACCGTCCGTGTCGTGCCTATGCCATGCCAACATTTGGTGTTCACGAATGTATGTCAATCCCAGCATCTTTCCATCATCCCTTGCCACCCACACAATAGAATGAGGGGTCTGCTGATAAGTCCAGTCTCGAATGGTGTATCCGTCAAACATGTGAGCTGAAAAAATGGTGAGGTCGTTCCCTTTGTAACCGTCTACTTCGAAATCAAATCCGAAATCCCGGATAATTGACCCTCGTGCCTGGATATAGAGGAGCGTCCCGTTAACAATTACCGGAGATGTATTCGAAGCTCCATTATAAGCGTGTTGTTTAGCGTTAATTTGAGTCGGCGTAATGATCCCCGCCGCGTCCCCTTCCACCGTCCACTCCCCACCACTGGTTAAAACAACCAAACGTTTCAGTTCGATAATATGACGAACTGAATTTACGTATTTACCAGACAACGTAAAAGTGACTGGGTCATCATCTTGTAATGGGGTCGAAAGACATAAATTATAAGGTAGTCCTATTTTTGAAGTCCAAACCGTTTCAACATTCGAATTCGTATTACCAAACACCCTGCGTTGCTGGTAATATCCTACGGAAGAAGGATAATTCCCAGCAGTGGAGAATGGCGTCCTGGCTAGAGGTGGGACACGGGTATAATCAGGCGTTACCCCCGTATCGGTAAATTCGTAAGCATATGCACCAGAAGATTTTGCTAAACCGACAAACCCAAAATTGTACCTACCCGTAGAAAATGATGAGCGATAAACGTTATAAATCCTATCCCATTCCATGAGAGGAGGCGCACCTATCACACCCCATTTCCAGGCATACACAATAACAGGCGTTCCTGCACTTGGAGTTGTCGATGTTCCAGCTTGATAAGAAGCTAAACTCTCTTCTCCTGTATTAGAGTCGATTCTCGTTGTAATGTAAAAATAAGCTGTCCCTGTCGGTGTCGAGAATTGAGGAGTTGGTGGGGTATCCACCGTTGGACCGAAGTTGATAGTCGTTAGCGTCCAGCTTGTATGTCCTGTCCTGGCGAGTTCCCTAGGGGCGTATGACGGGTGGACAAGAGTAACGATGTCCCCACTCTGGGCATACTGGATATCCTGAAGGTCAGCTTCCACGTATGGGGTAGCGATTTCGTATGGGCTACCCAGATATTCTACCTGGACCCCGTTCCGGTAAACTCGCATATAGAGATTTCCAAATTCAAGAACATAAGTTTGATCGGAATTGAACACAAACGGGATAAGCCGGACAGTCTTTGAATGGTCCTTTACCCCCGCGATGTATTTACTCCCTGGCCTGTTTATCACTCCACCATGGCGGGCGACGGCGAAATTACGGCAAGTCCTTAGACCTGTCTGGTATTTAGATATGTCGGCACGGGCATATAAGGACGGCGACAGCTCCCCACCCGAAAACGATGACTGTTTTAGAGTGGTCAATCTCTCTCCCGAATAAACGAGCTTTCCACTTCCTGGTCCGGTTGTTCCTCGTTAGCCCCGTCGGCTTGCGCCTTTTGCAATGTGAGGTAGTGCATCTGAAGGTTTTGTTGGGCAAGCTTGAACGGGTCGCCCTTCGTTAGCCGTGGGGCTATAAGATGGGCCAAGAAATAGGACAACGCCATGTAGAAATCAATTGGGTATCTTGTCGGGTCGGCATCTTTAACCGTGTATTCAGCAACCGCGTCAGCAATGTCACAGAAAATAAGCTGGCCCACATCGTCACGCCCCATCTTGAAAGAAACACGGCTTTGACGAGAATCGTTTCTGGACCCACTAAGAACACGCCTAAATTTGAGACAGTCCGAAGGGTACCGGTAAGAGTAGCCCCACTCATCCGCGTCGCCAGTCAGTTCTTCCACTAACTCCAACACGTCCGTTTTTGTGGCAAACGGCCATGGGAATCCCCGTAGAGTTGTATCTCGCGCCACTGTAAAGAATAATCGGCACGCCTCCGCCTCTTGCGACGTATCTGTTTCCAAGTCGTCGATCGGTTTCCCTATCCCCAAGTGGGACAAGGCCAAGTTACAAATCTGATTTGCGCTAGCCAATGCGTCACCCGTAAAGACGACAACATCGTTGGTAAGAGGGCTCACACCTATAAAGACATCATCCCATTCCCCCCCGCTAACATCGTGCCCATAAATAGATATGTTGCGGGCCGTCATTTCGCTTGCTGAAAGGGAAACGGTAACACTCACCCACCCCACAGGTGATACCGTCGGCGTCGTAGCGAGGTTTACTGCTGGGGATCCGTCCATGGAAATAGTAAAATCACCCACGGAGATCGTTGGAGAAATCTTAATATTCGGCCTATTATTTCTATCTGTTAGGGTGATCGCAAACGAGAAAGATTTTCCATATTGTGGAGTTGCCATCTAATTATCCTCTGGGATTAAGGTTAAGTTTTTAAGTTTAACTCCAACAAAAAATGCGTGCTTACTGATTCGCATACTGTGACGCAACCTTAGTTACTGATATCCCGCTGTAATCTATTTTAACGTCAACATTTGAACCTTTGTTGTGAAACAAACGAACGCTTAGGAGGTTCCCTGTTTCTAATTTCAATATTCGTGATATTGTTATTGATTGGTTAGTACTCGCCGCAGATATGGCGTGATATTCGATGAAAACAACACTCCCACCAACGAATAGCTGTAACTGAACTAATGTCCCCGCCCCAAACTCGCTACCGTATATCGTCGCATTAACTTGGTAGTACCCCTCTTCAAAAACTGTCCACTCATAGTTTGTAGGATTCCAGTTAGACAAAGGATCCACGATCCCATTAAATTGAATTTTGGTCGTTGCCCCAGATGGGACAGATTGGTTTGATGTAATTCTTGAACCGATAAATACATTGTAATTCGGATAACTGTTTACACTTGTCCCTGAGGAAATGCTTTGTTTAAGGGCCGCGCCACCTGAATATATTGTGGACCCATTTTTTACGCTGTTGCTGATTAAGTTGATAACACCGTTTGCCCCTACTAGGTTCTCGATTGGGTTTGTGCCGTATTGGCCAAACGAATTTTCTTTAAATGTTATTTCACTAGAACTTGCCCCACATTTCACGTGGTAGGCGAATTTAGCCGAAGAACTACAACTGAAATAACATGATTCAATATTGATTTTGTTACAACCATCACCAATAATGATATACCGTTGATTGTCATACCCTGTCTGTTCAATATCGGACTCGTGATAACTTCTGCTAATGTAGACCTGCCGCGCACCGTTCCCTATGTTGATATGTGCGTACTGGACACTTGGAGTTCCACTCAAACAATTATTTTCTAAAGTGTTGCCATCAATCCACCATCCATCGCCGTATCCACTAGATGTGTCGATCTTTATGCCGTTTTTTGTATTTCCGGAAATGATGCATGAAGAAATACGGCTATCATTGTTCGCCGCACCGTTGTATAGAATCCCATCCGCGTTATTCCCCAAATCGCAATTTGTTATTTTGGAAGAAAACGACGTGATGCGTATTCCAGCAACTTCGCAATTCCGTATAGAACAATTATCAACGCGCCCTTTTGGCCCTGAAATATATACGCCATAGTCGGCTTTTGAATTACCATCAATAGACAAATCACGGATAATAGCGTGGCGTGGTGTTCCGGACATCGTAAACACAGACATCCCGACTGTCTCGGCCTTTATCACTGTTCCGGTGAGTGTGTCGGTAACATCACGCCCTTCTCCGAAAACGATAATGCCCTCTTCTGTGATATTGAGAGAGCTGGTAATAGAGTACACCCCAGCCGGGATTATCAGCATTTTGTAATTTGACTGGGCGTAGCTAAGCGCGTTCTGGATAGACGCTGTATCATCTGTCACCCCGTCTCCAATCGCACCGAAATCACGCACGTCAACCCACGGTAACGGGAGAACAGGGCTACTTGGTCCAGCACCACGCTGTACGCTAACGAATTCCATTTTTCTATGATCCTCCGAAGAAGTCCATGGGGCCGAGGCACAAGCCTCGGCCCCGTGGACAACCGTTTATATAACTTCCCTGGTTAAGGCTGGTCGGCCTCGGCGTTTGGGAGTATCCCCATCAGAAAGGGTTTCCTCAACACCGTCTCCGTCCACTTTCGCCATCCATCGTTTCGAGAAGAGTTTTTCGTCAATATCAAACACTTCTCCCTCGCGGCGGCGTTTGTGGTCGTAGTAGCCAACAACCCGACCCGGTTCAGTGCCAGTAGTAGCTCTAACTTTCATTTATTCAGCTCCTAGTTAGCTAATCGTGTATCCCTTGGGGAATACACCGTCGTTTTGCAACATTCGGAGTGGCTTCAATTCCGCCGTAAACTTAGCGATCGGAGTCGTGCCCCCCAACGTGTAATACACTCGGGTGTACTGTTTGGTCGATGTGTCGGCGGGGAGAACAGCGACGAATCGCGTCCCTGCCGCATACGTGGTCATACTGATCAACTCACCGACCGACGTAGCAGACCCGAAGGCAGAAGAGCTATCGGTTTGCAATTGGGCTGTGTAGGTTTCGTTACTGGAACCACGATCCAATGCGGCATCAAGAGTGATGACGAGAGCCAAGGCCTCGCCAATTCCGATGTTTCGATCTGAACCGTGATCGATGTGGTTCGTGGAAGCTCCACTCGCGGTAAGATCCTGAGCGGTGGAGTATCGGTTTTCGTTGTCAACGTACATGGGTATATTCTCCTTTGGGTTAGCTAACGACCGCTTCAGTTTCGAGCAGTTGGTCAACGCGTCGGCAAGGAATACCACGGAACACCGGGGTAATCACGCCATCAACGTTTTCATATTTCAGCCCACCGCCAGAAATCACATCATCCCGACGTTGAATGTCCAACATCTGGAACGAAGTCCGGTTCATGTAGAACACGGGGCGGCAAGCGTTCAGGTTCGGAATCCGGTGGGTCGCCTTGATCATCAATTCGATCAGGTCAGCCGCACTCGATTTCGATACCAAGTTGGAAATGTCGATGTTGGCGATTCGGACCGCGTAACGCCAGTCCTTCACAACCAACCCACACTTCCATTTCCAAAGGTCCATATACGCCCGGTAACGATTCCCATCGGCGTCGAAAGCATCTCCCACGCCAAGGTCTTCGTGAACCAAACCAGCTTTCGAGCCTTTAGGAAACACGCCATTAATCGTGTTTTCTCCCCATCCAATTAACCAGATGGAGCTATTGTCAGACCCGGAACCAGTCGCGTTAATAATGTTGCTGGCGTTCGCGGCAGACAGCGAGGAGTAGCGGATCGCAAGACCCGTAAATTCCTCAGGAGACACTGAGGAGTTACCATAAAACAGCGTTTGGGCCATTTCCTGGTTCATGGATTCGATGAAGGCACTGGCTTCCGACATGCGGAACTCGGAAGTGTTGCCGTTCAACGTCACCAAGTCAGTGTCAATTTCGCACCGAGCTTCAAGGTTTCCAGCTTGTTCGTCCACTTGCGCGGTAGTGCTTTTGGAAGAAGGCACACCTTTGTTCAGCAAACGCCAGTAGACAGTAGGGAGACCCGTTCGGACCGTGACTCTGGATCCTGTCGGGAGGTTCCCTTCTTTCCACATCATATCCGTGAGGACATCGTTTGACTGCGCCAATAATTCAGCAATCGAAGCGGTTTGACCGTTCGGGTCGATTCGTTTAGCCCAATCGACAAGGGTAAGTTTTTTTGCGCCAATCGCAGGCATGTGAAGCTCCTTTACTTGTTTTCTAAGGAGGCTGTGGTAGACGTTGGGGGGCGCGGTCTACCGCGTTCTTAGTTCTAATCGTTACTTCTGGTCTTGAACCTTCACCCACTTTTCAAATGCGGTTAGCATCCCTTTCGCGTGGCGAATGAGAACGGAAAACAGTTCTCTTGTAGATTCTTTCACCTACTTCGTCCCGCCATACAAGATATCCGCATGGCTCTTGCTGTTTGTCCCTGCGGGTTGACCGTGAACAAAAGAATCATTGTCCATGGCTTTCCCTATGCGAAGGAACACGCGCACAAGTTCCGGGTGACTACCAAGACCAGTCTCTTCGAGGGCTTGCTTGAACTCTGGACTTCCAAACCGATCAACAGCCCGCTTCGCAAGCTCCGCATTTTTGCCGAAGTCTGCTCCGCCGATCTCTTTATCGGTTTCAACCGCTTTTCTCCATCCAGAAACAATTTCCTCGTTTTGCTTCTTTTGCTTCTCGGCGAATGACGCAAGAGTCGAATTTTCCCGATCTAGGATAGACTGAGCTTCCTCTGGGGAGAGTCCTCGGGCCTTTGCCTCGGCCTCAATCCTCTCCAAATCGGTCTTGTCTACAAGCGCGTCTTTAGGTAACTTCAGGTCATACTTAATAGGTTCGGCTGGCTTTGTGACAGCTTCCCCCTCTTTTGGTTCGACCTTCGTGGCGGGTTGAGCCGCCGTCGAAGCCACCTCACCTTCTTTGTTCGGGACAGCCGTTACTGGGTCCGGGGTTTCCTTGCCAGCGGTCGGTTGAACTTCGTCTACCATGGTCATTCTCCTCCAGGATCGTCTTTAGCCTTGTTTTCCCGCATCATCATGATCAAGGCTTCGTCGTTCGATTCCATGACATCGGCCAGCAGTTTTAGACCAATGTCTCTTTGCCCTTCTGAAAAATAGATCCCCGCGTTTAGAGCGTATGAAAGCCGATACACACCACACATCGATAAATAGCGCCAGATAAACCGACGGCCAGACGCCAGTTGGAGCAATTCGCGTAAATCGTTTATTTCCTTTTTGCGCTCATACCTGGCGAGCTTCTTGGCATCTTTGACCTGCTCCTCATCTGAAGCGTTTTTAATAGGCATAGATCAATATCCTCTACTGAACCAGGTTCCCGGCGGCCCCTGCCGCTAGTAGTTCTTTCAAGGCACTGTCTTTGTTCGTGTCTGTTTCGCTCAAATCCCGCGCGGACTTGGCCATCATGGGGACAGACTGGGCCATCTGTGCCGCCTGTTGCGCTTGCGCCCGCTGTGCCCGCATAGATTCCACTTCATCATCCGACCGGATAATAGACGGTGGGACGCTTAAGAGGTTCCCATACTCGTCAAAGAACTGGTCCACGTTGATCTTGTCCGCACTCGTCGGGTCGCCAGAAACCCGAACCATTTGACCTACAACGCTTATGAATCGTTCCATCCCGGCTACACCAACCAGCTTTTGCGCCTGGGCCATGATCGAGATGTATTCCACCTTCAAATCCATCCCCTGTAATTCTTCAGGAGGTTCAGGGATAAGTCCCTGGTTCACCATGATCCCAAAAGTGATGTCAACCAGTGGGTCAAGAAGATCTTGGTTTAGCTGTTCGAGGACAGGGCCAAGGGCCAAAAGTTTCTCTTCGTGTCGTTCGTCAATCTCTCTTGCGGTAATCTGGCGTCGGTCTGAAGATGCCAACATCAAGAAAAGATCCTCAAAGAAGGCCCTTGAGATACGCATCCGCACTTGCGCTTGTTTGTTTTCCAGCTCAGCAAGCTTCAAATTGACTTCGTGGAGCGACCGGATCCCTTTAGTCCCCTCTCTCTCGGAAGAGAACGTAGTCCCACCCGGTAGCATGGAAATAGGCTTATTAAGCATTTCAGGAGGGGCAACAAGCGGTGGGTTAATGCCCTTCTCAATCGCTTGCATGGCCCGCCGTTCACCGAGTTGGAGCTGTTTAACGTCACCCAGGGCCGTCATGCCTGGGCAATCTGTCCCATAAACGTCCTCTCCCGTCACTTCCCACCGTGGGCAAAGAACAGGGAAAAAATCCAACCCACTCTCACTGAGGTATTTCACCTCGTCCCCGGCCATGTAATTATCTTTCATGCTCCCCATCGTCCCGCGTTCGTAGTAACAGGACTCGAACTTCTTAAACTTTGAATCAAGCCTGTTCGGGTCATGTTCAGGGTTTTGCGTCACGATGTGACACACGTCAATCCAAGATTCAAGGTTCCCGTTGTCGTAGTTGTATTTAACCGTGTTAGAGAAATTTGACCAGTCCATTTCACCGTTTGGGAGACGTTTCCCGAACTTGCCGATCAGTTGCCTTACCGTCATGCGGAAATCACGGACAATCGTCTGAACCCGGAGATGTTCATCGTTAGCAATGAAATAGGATCCTATGGGTAGGGGGAACGTCCGAATGACATCCCCGGTAAAATCCTCCTCAATCAACATCGCACCCGTTCCGAACGTGCCTAAATCACCGTAGAGAACCGGGAGCGAGTTATAGAGGTTTGACCGAAGGAACACGGTAGCCATACGGTCAGAAACGGTGTATAGCCAGTCTTTGACAGCGGAGTTTTCAGCAAGGGATGGGTCCGGGGTCGTTAGCCTGAACCAAGGACGCGCCGGGGAAGTCACACCACCCATAAGCCCAGAGCGAAGCGTTCTCGCCGCCATAGTAGCCGTAGAATCAATAATCCGTTGGTTCTTGCGGTCTCCCCTGTTAGCATCTGTCAAAAGGAACCTGGGCCGTGACGGGAGGATGTAATCTCCCAAATCTCGCCAACGCGACACAAAAGATGAGCGGTCCTGATCCATGGAAGACCGGAGTATCTCGTGCCGCTCTCTCTTCGATTTATAAAAGTTCATTAGGAACCCAGGAGGGTCTTCCCGCCCGTGGGAGTATCACCAATTACACCCAGAGGAGACGTAAGAATCGTAGGGCGCATGTAGTTAGACCGAAGGGCACGCCTCCGGGCCGACGCCTGGTATCTCGCCCCTTCGTTAGCGGCGTCCATTTCCTCTTTCTTTTTTCGCTCTGCGGCATCGGCCTCTAATTTGTCTTGGGCGGCCTTGGCCTCGTTCCTGATCCCTTCAGCCCCTCTCTTTTGTTTCTCCATTTGGTTATCGAGAATTAGACCAGGGACTACGCCCAAAGCATAAGCCCACGTATTTCCACCCATTAGAACCTCCGCACAAAATTAGTCTCGGCCTTCTCATACCCAATTCTCAACAAAACATTTCCCCAATCGTTTAACGGAGTCACCTGGTGACGAATGAGGACAACCCCAATAGAACGAAGGCAGTCGTCACAGAATTTCAAGAACTCAATCCCGGCGCGGCCCATCCGGTATTTCTTCTGAAGAAAAAAAACGTCTTGCATGGCCTCGATCTCTCCGCCGTGGTGGTAACTTGGGGAGATAATGAAAAACCCATACCCAACCAGTCGCCCCGTGTCTCGAACTGTAAATATCTTAAGAATTCCAATTTCTTCAGCTTTTTTATAAGCGTTCCACACCACATTAGGCTGTCTCGAAGGGTTTCCCACTTCTATCCAGTGGGCCATTACCATCGGATCAAGTTCCTTAATTAAATCGTCCGTTATAGATTCCACGGCGAAACAAAGAGTCAGTGATTCCTTAACGGGCACGGTCAACCAACCCTCGCTAGTTCGTCCAAGGGGTCCCAATCAAACTTCGTCATGGACTTCCTCGGCATCGAAACACCCGGGATGACAAACTCCCTCGGCATTTCCGGCATAGCAAACGTGCAAGCGAGGGCGTCGGCGTAGTCTGGAGACACCCCGATACGCTTCTTCACCTGATCCTTCTCTTCCAACCGAAACTTCCCACCGATAAACGTATAGGTAGGGCCTGTCAGTTCTTTCTTCAAAGAGGGGACTTCAGGGAGACACCCTCCGCGCTTGACCCATTCGGCCATCAAGAACCAAATCTCTGTTCGCTTGTTAAAAAACCTCGGGTCATTCGCCTTGCCAGCGAACTGAACCGGGATAGGGTTTAAGCCAGCTTGGAGCATAGCGTCCTCAACCCCGGCCCCATATCCACCAGTGCAATCCAAAAACTCCATTTCAGAACCCCAATCAGCCTTTGCCTTAGCCACCCGTGACGCGATATCGTGCCCGCGGGCGTTACGCATCTCCACGGGCATGTATGCCATCAGTCCCTGGCGTGGAAATATCGCTGTTCTGTCGTTCCCGAACCGGGCAATGTCTACCCCTATCCGCTTCTGGCTGAAATCAAATTTGTCTTCCGTTACGGTTCGACTCATGGCCGCTTCGACTTCTTCAATACCGAGGAGAGAATTGATAGATGCGGGAGGGAACAGTCCGAGGATATACGCCATCACCCACGGATTGTCTCTTCCGTGTAGAGCAATCTGCTCTTTCGCCCATTTGATATCCACACGGGATGACCGCGTTTTGCTCTCCGGATCGCCCGTAATCGTTATGGTGTGCCAACGGTCAGCCTGATTGACCACCGACTCGTAAAGCATCCCGGATAGGGATGTAGGGTTACCAGCCTGTAAGATCTTTCCGAATTTGCAGTTGGATAAACCCTGTTCAGCCGATCGAAGAACTGCCGGAGATATGTCGCCGGATTCGTCGATCAGATAGAGGAGATATTTGGAGTGAAGACCGGACAACGTGCGCCCTTGCTCTTCTGGGTTGGCTGTCTTTGGGAACGTCCGAGCGGAGATAAACCACGTCTCCGGGAACTCGTTCGAGAAAACGCGCTCTTTAGTCCAAGTGAATGAGGATTTAAGAAATTCAGATCGAGAGTGCCACTTGGCAAGTTCCGGCCATAGGTTGTCTTTAAGATTGTCGCCAGTTATCGCCGTTGCCGCGCCCTTTGGGTGTTCTCCATGCTCTCCGTAACACGAAAGGAAGTTCCACCCACACCATGCCAATAAACTTGTTTTCCCTGGACCAGCGCAAGCGCGAAGAGAAATGCGGGGTTTGGATGTATCAGCAAACGCGCGGAGTGCTTCAGCTTGCCATGCGTCCGGCTCTACACCAAAATTGTCTTTAACGAAAATAACGGGATCGGATTTCCATTGCATGATCTTCCGGTGAGCTTCCTGAAACCTACTCACCACTATCACCACTTTTACCAACGATAAGATCGACGACACTTACAGATCCAGTAATAGGCTGAACAGACTTACCGTATCCCCACTCTTTGAGCATTTCCGTCGCACGGAGGCGGTCTTTAATCTGTGGTTTTGTTTCTGTTATTTCCGGACCCGACGGACCAGACGTTACCTTCTGCTCATGTTCGATACCTTTAGCGACATCCTTAACGAAATCGAGGAGTTTCCCTTTTTCAAACAGGTCTTTACATCTGTTGGAAAACCATTCTGGTTTACGTCCAGCCCCTTTACGCGCCCCACCAGTTCCAGGAGGCGGAATGTTACGCGCCATGAATTTCGCCTTGAAAAAATAAAGCCCACACCGCAGGGAGATTATCGGCGTGGGCTAGGCTATGGGGTCTTCCGTTAACTAAAATAGATGGCAAAGAACCCTCCCGGATCGGAGAGCCCCATTGCCTGATACTATTTTACAAGAGGTTGTGATAAAATACGTTGTTTTCGTTTTGCATTTTTTGGCGGATTTTGCTTCACGTGGAACCTTTTACACGCACGGTATACGGTCCAAATTGAGATGGAAAGCTCAATCGCAACTTGCTTAGGAGTCTGCCCGTTGTCTAAAAGATTAACAATCTCGAAATCATGAGACCGCCGCCAGTAGATCATTCAACCCCCGCGCACTTCGGACAAATGGCCTCTGTCCGTGG